GTAGCCCACGATTATATTTCAGGAAAAGATTTATTAATTAAGTCAGCCCCATGTGGCTTGCCTTGTTATTGTGATGCTGTCATCGTGAGGGAGATTTAAATTTTTGTATTTAAGGGATTAAATTAATTTAAAACTAAAGAAACGAAAGGAAAAAGATATGACTGACAATAAAGAATTAAAATATAGTGACCCTCTTCCTGATAGTGAAGATGGAGTTCTATTTTATGCGGGAAAAAACGTTGGAGTTTGGTCAGACGAACACGATAGTAAGCTAGGGAGTTATCGTTTTATCACATTAGATGATGGCTCTAATTTTCACGATCACCATCACAGCGAAAAAGAAATTATTAAAAGTATTTTAAAACAATACCCTGGATTAAAATAAAACTTATTTATTAATTAAGCCAAGCCCCATGCGGGGCTTGGCTTGTTATTGTGATACTGTCCTCGTGAGGGAGATTTAAATTTTTGTATAATTAGGATTAAATTAGTTTAAAATTAAAGAAACAGGAGAAAGATATATGGTTGATAAAGCACAAATGCCGGACGATGTCCGGGAGAAGTTAATAACAATAATCCAAGACCTTGACGAACACACCTTGGGTGATGAGACATTGAGTCCTCTTAATAGACCATATACAGTGGATCATCATTATATCTCACACGAGATTAAGGATACAATCGTCAAATAAGTAGACCATAAGGGTCTAAAAGAAAGTAGAAAGACATAGGAGTTAATATGACATCTACAGAAAAAAAGTTCCCAACTAGCTTTCAATCTAAAGTAGTTGGACCACAGTCAGCTATCTTATTTAGCTTACTTAATCCAAAGAAACCTTCAGGAAAAGCTTACGCTACCTTCGAGAAGTACAAAACATCAGTAACTATCGAAGAAGCCGTGAAACAAGGTTTCACCCCTACAGATAGAGATTACGAGACAGCGACTAATGGACGTGGTTTCAAAAAATACGGGGTCATAACTTTTATCGAGGGATATAATATAAAAAAAGACAAAGAAAAACTTTTATATATTATCAAACAAAATAGAGAGTTACTCAAAGATTTACCGAAAGTAATTCAAGATAAACTTACTATCAATCTTAATCACTTCGCTAAATTAGCAGCAGAAATTAAATAAAGACTATAACTCCGACAAGGGGCGATTTTATCGCCCCTTTTTTTATCGCTTTATATAATGCGGCGGGAGGAGCCAACCCTTGTGTTTTATTGAGACAGCAGACCGCCTCACGCCTCCCGGCGGTTTCATTGAGAGATTGAGTAAAGGTATTGATAGATTGAGTAACGACCTTACTTAACCCATACCTATAGGTATGGGTTAATATAATATATATACATATAATTAATAAAAAAATAATAACAAAATAACGAAAATTAAACTTGTTTTAGCTGATTTTTTAATAAAATATATTTATTAAATATATGGAAAACTTATTAACAATTATAATAATATTAGTATTTTTATACTTTACTTTCAACTAAATATAATTATTATAAAAATTAGAAAGGAGAAAAAAATGGAAAATAATAAAAATCTTAATAAAAAATTTCCTACATCTAGAACAGGCCTATCTAAAAACTTTTTAGAATATTCCACTAGAATAATATTATTTAGATTAGTAAATAATAAAACAGGAAAATCTTTTAATTATTTCGAAAACGCAAAATTTTCTACTAGTATTAAAGATTTATTATTTAGCACAGATTATCGCACAGTCGATTATAAACACGATACGCTATTAAATAAGAAATTTAATACTATCAAGCTATTAGTAGATACAGTTAATATTACTAAAGAAAATAAAGCGACAATCGAAGATTTAATAAAATCTAATAAAAATTATCTATTAGAAAATAAAACTTTCCCTAATAGAAAATCCATAGAAGAAAATATTAAATACTTCGAAGAAAAAATTAATAGTCTTTAATTAAAAACTTAATATAAAAACTCTCTAATTAATTTTAGAGAGTTTTTTATTTCTATGATAGATTGAGTAAAGGTATTGATAAATTGAGTAACGACTTTACTTAACTTATACCTATAGGTATAGGTTAATATAATATATATAATTAATAAAAAAATAATAACAAAATAACGAAAATTAAACTTGTTTTAGCTGATTTTTTAATAAAATATAGATATTAAATAAATGGAAAATTTCTTAATAATTATAATAATATTAGTATTTTTATACTTTACTTATGGTTAAAAATAACTATTATAAAAATTAGAAAGGAGAAAAAAATATGGAAAATAAAAATATAAATAAAAAATTTCCTACTAGACCACCTTTACGCACAGGCCTATCTAAAAATTTTTTAGAAAATTCTAGTCGTAAAATATTATTTAGATTAGTAAATAATAAAACAGGAAGTTCTTTTAATTATTTCGAAAACGCTAAATTTTCTACTAGTATTAAAGAGTTATTATATAATACGAATTATCGTACAGACGATTATTCTTACGATACGCTATTAAATAAACGATTTAAAACTATAAAATTATTAGTCGATACGATTAATATTACTAAAGAAAATAAAGCTACTATTTTAGATTTAATTAATTCTAATAAAAATTATCTTTTAGAAAATAAAACTTTTCCTAATAGAGAATTAATAGAAGAAAATATAAAATATTTCGAAACTAAAGTTAATAGTCTTTAATTAAAAACTTTAATATAAAAACTCGCTAATTAATTTTAGCGAGTTTTTTTTATTTCTATTTTCTAAAAATTTTTTTATTCTTAAAGTTATAGATATTAATTAAACTTAATTAGATTAAGTTTATACGAATAAAAATCGTATAAAGTTTAATTCGATTTTCGAAATGGGTTAACTTAAAGGCAAAGCTTTAAGTGGTATTGACTATTTTATGTATAAATAAATTATTTTGTATTATACTTCCCTGAAAAATAATGAGAACAGAACTACTTACGAAAGCTAAAACAATCCTTTTGGATCCAAAGGCTCCTAAGGACATTAAAACACAAGTTTTCGAAATACTAGAGAAACAAAGAACAAAACAAACGAATGCGTCTGCGCATTCCCATATATTGGACTATGCCCAGCATCTCTACCCTGGATACAATACCCCTGCGCATATACAACTTATTGGAAAAAACCTAGAAAGTTTAGAGAGAGGCGAGATTGACAGATTGGCTATCTTTATGCCACCACGTCATGGAAAGTCTATGCTCTGCTCCGAATTTTTTCCCGCATGGTACCTGGGCCGCAATCCCAGGAACTTTGTCATTCAAGCGACATACGCACAGGAACTGGCTGATGATTTTGGACGCAAGGTGCGTAACCAGTTAAAGTCGGATGATTTCATGCGGGTCTTCGAAGGCGTCGGCCTAAGGGACGATTCAAGCTCCGCAAAGCGATTTCACACCGTGCATGGCGGAACGTACAGCGCCGTCGGTGCGGGAGGCGCCATCACGGGAAGGGGCGCCCATTTATTGGTCATTGACGATCCGATCAAGGGCCGTGAGGAAGCGGAGTCAGGACTTCAAAGACGGAACCTAATCGAATGGTACAAGTCCGTCGCCTATACACGTCTCCAGCCCGGGGGCGCTGTCATCCTGATCCAGACACGATGGCACGAGGAGGATTTGGCGGGATGGATTTTGGAGAACTCGGATGAGGATTGGAAAATTCTTGACTTGCCTGCGATCAACGCAAACGGCGATGCCTTATGGCCCGAAGCGTACTCCGTCGAGAAGCTCAAGAAAATAAGGGCGACTGTCGGCGACAGGGTGTGGGAGTCACTCTACCAGCAACGTCCGTCGGCGGAGCAAGGCGCCATACTCAAGAGGGACTGGTGGCAAAAATTAAATTATGAGCCACGATACGATTTTATCATTCAAAGCTATGACACGGCGTTCTCTACGAAAGAGTCCGCTGACTTCAGCGCACGAACGACGTGGGGGGTGTTCTCCCGCCTGAACGAGGATTCGGGAACAGTCGAGGCGTGCGTCGGTCTCATTGAAGCCTGGCGGGATCGGGTCGAGTACCCTGATTTGCGGAGAATCGCCCAGGACTCGTATTGGGAGTACAAGCCGAATCTGGTGTTAATCGAGAAACGTGCGTCAGGGCAGTCGCTATTGCAGGACTTACGAAGGGCGGGAATTCCCGTTCACGAGTATAAGCCCGACAAGGACAAGGTTTCACGGACCCATGCGATTGCGCCCATGCTGCAGAGTGGCTTGGTATGGGTTCCATCAGACGAGCTGTGGGTCGAGGACATTATTGGCGAATGCGCATCGTTTCCCTACGGGAAGCACGATGACTATGTCGATACGTGCACGCAGGCGTGGCAGTTGATTCGGGACCAGTTCCTCGTGGCGCATCCCCTTGATCCGAAGTATCTTGACGAGTGGGACGACAAGCCGATAAAGTCGAAGGTAAGCGAAAAGAGATTTTATAGTTAGACATCAACGTGAAAATGATATAGATATTTATTAAGGAAGTTATTATGACTGCAGTACTGTGACAAAGGAGGCGATATATGGCAGGGCCAAAACAAAAGGGCAGTAGAGCATACAGAGAAGGATATAATATGGGTTCTCGAAAATCTTCAATGTTTCCTAATTTATTTAAAAAGAGTGGAAGACGATTGGCAAAAGCTCAATTTGAGGCACAAGGTGGATGGAGTCAATTTATTCCCTCTAATGTAGACAAGTCACTTGAAAGTCAATTTGTGAAAGGTTTAAAGGCGGGAACTAAAAAATATTTTAAAGAAAAAAATGGGAAGGGTTAATGACACTGTCACGAGGGCAGTTCACGAACGTCATATCGAAAGGAAAGAAAATGGGCGATAAAAAAAAGAAAAAGGAACTCTATCCTGTCTCTAATAAGGATATTGAGTTTTTATCTCAAAAGAGAAAGCTTCAGATGGGCATAAAAGGAGAAATACTTCCTAAATTAAAAAGTTTATATCCTGTCTCCAATAAGGATGTTGAGTTTATAAAAAAGAATATGCCTAAAATAAAATCAAAGAAAAAGTTGAAAAGATGAAAAAACTATTAAGTAAAAAGAAATGCGACTGTGATTGCCATTAAGGAGGTAAAAGAATGGTGGATGTAAAAATAAAGAAGAAACCAAAACGAAGACCTACGGCAAAAGAGATTGTCGAAAGTGCGAACAGAATTAACAAGGCTGAACGCCTGGAGGAAATAAGGGCTAGGAATAAAAAGAAAAAAGACAAGGCTGTTATGGAAGCTGAAAGGAAAAGACGAATTTATTATAAGAATAAAGCAAACAAGTTTGGTAAATAAATGACTACTAAGGATGCACTAAAAAAATTAGGTGGAACAAAAACAATGAGAAAAATGAAACTCGATAAGGAGATAAAATGTTTAAATTTGATTTAGATATTCCAACTTACGCAGAATGGAAAGTACAAGTAGAAAAATTTGTAAAGGAACACCCTGTGAAAGCCCAAGAATATCAAAAGAAAACACAACAATTTTGGCAAGACTGGTTTGAAGATGTATTAAAACCTAACTTGTTCAATATTTTTAAAAAATAGGAGGTAAAGAATGGTAGTAGAATCCCCAAATAAAGGAGGCAGATATATGAAGCCCGTTACAATTGGTTTGGCTGGGCAAGGTGCATATGGAAATTTACTGGCCAAGCATGTCAATGCCGGTAAACTAACGATAAAGGAGGCGAAAGCACTTTTACGTTATAGGAACAAGCCTGGGAAAAAATAGATAAAAGTAATGTCAAAAAAATGGATGCAAGAGGCGACGGCCTCTATTAAACGTAGAGGGACGAAAGGAGTTTGCACCGGAAAAAAGTTTGGGTCAAAGTCCTGTCCTCCTGGCTCGAAAAGATATACTCTAGCGAAAACATTTAAAAAAATTGCAAAGAAAAGGAAAAAGACATAATGGCT